TGGAAATGCGCCGACTGTTTGTGTGTCACGAAACTTGCGAACCGCAGATAGTGCAGACAAACCTTCATATATTCCTAAAACACATACTCCACGATCACCTTTACGTTGTGCATCAATCAGTTTGGGAATTTTAGTCTTATCTAGGTCCTTATTTAGCTTTCTAAGCTCTGCTCTCTCTTGAGCAAGTGCTTTTTTCTCGATCCAGTCCAATACAGATTCAATTATCTCTGACTTAAAGACTAGTTTTGCAATTTTATCAGTCACATCATGTCGCGTACCAAAATCTTTGATCTCAGTAATCAACTTTTCCTTAGTTTGTGAGCTAAAAAATGAATTTACGACAGTTGAATCGATAAAAACGTATATATGATTTCTGATATCACTGGGCTTTACGTCAACTCTATGCTTCTTCTTAATCATTTCTCTTAGCTGTGCAATAAGCTGATTAGTGATGTATTCAACGTGTGTTCCACCGTCTTTGGTGTGTACTGAATTAACAAAACTTACGTTTTGAAAGCCATTTTCAGACTTTGCAAAACCTATCTTCCAATCTCGAGTCTCTTCAAAGAAATATTCCTGTGAATATAATTGAATATACTCTTCAAAACTTTTAAACTTAAGAACAAAGTCCTTTTTAACACCTTCGCTTATCTTAGTAAGCTTTAGGGTCAGTTTATTATTACATGCAACTAGATCTAGGCATCTTTTAAATAGAATCTTAAATGAGACTTCATCTATGTGTTTCATTTTAAATCTTTCTAGATCTGGAAAGAATTCAATTTCAGTAAATCCTCTCTTTGCTGGATTAATTCTAGCAGTACTTCGTTTACTCATATTATTGGTAAACGTCTGGTCAAACCTATTTTTACCATCACAAGTAGAAATAGAAAATGACTTACTAAAGATATTAGTTAGGGTCGAGCCGACTCCATTAGTTCCAGCAACTGTGCGTTGTTCTGAATCATCGAAATTTGAACCTGCTTTAAGATTTGAAAAAATCATTTCTGGAATCCATTCTTTGTGGACTGGGTGTTTCTCAACTGGAATTCCACCATTATCCCAAATAGTAATTCCGGTAGTATCTAAATTAATAGTTACTCTAATCTCATTTAATTTAGGATTACGGCGGTGTTCATCGACTGAATTTGAAACAATTTCATCAAATAGCTTGATAAAACCTGGATTATAATTAACTTCTTCAATCGTTACTTTTTCACCATCGTATAAGTATTGATCGCCAGTATGAATGGCAACAGATCCAATATACATAGACGGTCTAAGCAGTACGTGCTCAGTATCTGTTAATTTTTGATATTTACTTTCGATTGCTTTCTGTTTAGCCATTAACTTTTATTTGTTTAATTTTTTTATTTTTAGTGCATCTAAAAAGTATTGAGGCACGTTGTTATTTTCAAGTATCTGATCAAAACACTCATCTAAGATATATGTCTCTGCCCAATCTTCATCGTTTCTAATTGATCTACCATATGCCTGCAGAAGGTCAATCAGGGACTTCCAGTTGTACCATTCTTTACGTGTCTCTAGTCTTTTTTTAATCTTAGTACTAAGTAAATTAGGAAAAGGTACTTTTAATATCACTTGAAACCGGGAAAGATCGTCTTTTAGATCTATTCCATTGATCATGGATGGTGAAACTAAGACTGTTGAATTTTGAGACCTTAGGTGTTTTTCTAGAGATGCTTCCCTAGTTGAGGAATCATGAAAGATCAATCGTGAATCTTTGATTGAAGACTTTATCCAATTACTAAACTCATAGTTTGAGGTATGAATTATGCCTTTTACTTCATGATTTTTTTCAAGAATTTTACCTAGGATAGGCACGGCTCTGCTAAAGGTATCTTTTTTATTATAGTATGACATCTTACCAAATTTTAGGTAGATGATCGGTCGTTTTTCAGCATCGAATGGACAAGGTAAAGACAAGTAGCTCATCTTTTCTTCGTCTACTCCCATAATAAAGGAGAAAAGTTCCTGATCAAGAATGGTGCCTGACATCATAATCACATGATCGTATTCTCTCCAGAATAGGTCATTAAGGTAAATGTTTCCCCAAATAGGTTCTACTAAGATCCTAATTTTACCAAACTGGTCTAGGTCCTTTTCAAAAATCCAATTGCTTTTGTAATTTTCCTTGTCTTTAACAAATCTATTAAACTTACAGAGAGTCTTATCGACATGATCGGCTTTACGTAAGAGCTCTACTTTTTTCTTTTTGGTTCGCGCTTCTTTTGACTCACCTATGAGTTCTTCGAATTTTTGAGCTAGTAAAGTAATTATTACTGAACTTGTATATTCAGATAGTGCAGTAAGTGATGAGATCTCGGAAAGATCCTTTCCATCCAATCTCTCCATATATCTAGTGCTTTTATAGATCTTTCAGAATATACAGATGAGATAAAGTCACAAAAAGTATCCTCAAAAGAGTGAGACTCGTCTATAATTAGAAGCTTTGATTTTCTCTCAATTAGCATATCTGGAGAATACATTGAATATGCAGTTATTAGGTGAAAGTTAGTAAGACTTAACGGACTACGTAAAAACTTAGATTGTGCTAATTTATATGGACACGGATGACAGTTAGTTTCGCCTGCTGTGTTTAAAACTGCGGCTTCTCCACAGTTCATGTTTTGTCTTCTACAGAAATAATTAGTCTTGCCCTTTAGATTTGCCATAAACGGAAAATCTTTAATATACTGCTCTTGTAAAAGCTTAGAATTAGTTAATATATCAACCTTTGCCTTTTTTGAAAAACTATTACGATACCATTCAGCTATCATAACTGATGCGTATGACTTACCTACACCGGTTGGTGCCTCAATCATGATGAATTTTTTACCTAAGTTTATTGAGCTCTTAACAAACTCTAACATCTCAGTTTGTTGAGGTCTTGGTGAAAAATTAAGGTCTATTTCCATCTATTTAATTTAAGTTATGTTGAATTGGGTTTCTACATCAACATTTAAAGGCGTATCTTTTGCAGTATTAGGGTAATTTTAATTCTTACTATAGAACTAAGACGGTTGTTTCTGGTTTTAATTGACTCTGGTGATACCAAATAGTTCTACCAGTACCATCTACTTGTTTTTGAGACTTTCCATAGCATTGAATCCAACCCTCAAAACTAAATCTAGGTATCTTAAATGGGCTCTCCCAGTCTTTCAACTGACCTCCACCTAATTGGTAGGCTTCTAATGGGATTCTTTTACATAATTCAGTAATCAATGGATTACTAGATAGGGCCTTTCTGGCTTCCTCAAATGGATCTTGAGAGGCACGATATAGTATCTCTGCCCTAAGATAATTACCTATCCCGTTAAAAAACCTTTGATCTAATAATAACTCACAGATTGGTTTTGAAAAGACTGAACGACTGATATTGTTATTGATGTTTTCAAGAAAACTTTCATGTTCCTCGACTGGACATGGGCCACGACTCTGTGACCAGTCCTTAACGACCTTCCATTTAGCAAAACGACGAACGTCTACTAGACATAATGAGTCGAGCGTGACTGATCTAAAGATCATATGTACGTGATTAGGCATCTCTTCGCCATTTTTGACATACACCCAGTGACCTGACATTCCCATTGAGCAGCTTATTTTCATAAATATCTCTTGGCCTTGAATGATTGATAGCATAAGCTCCTTACCTTTTGCATCGGCTTGGATACTAAATATCTGTAAATCACTAGGCATAGTTATCCCAAGTCCTCTATCCCAAGCACTCTCAGAAAATAAAAAACTAGTAAAATTATTGGTTTCGCAGACATCGTTTATGTAGTCTGACATGATTCTTATTTCGGCTAATTCTGGCATATATCAATAATACTAAAACTTACGATACTTAAAAACTTAAAATATCTTGGGATTTAATAAAAAATACTGGTGTAAAAGATAAATAATAAAAAAATTAACACACAATGGCGAATCCAGTTATGAATTACAATCAGTTCATGTCAGCTTTCAAAAAGGCAGAATCTGGCTATAGAGGAAAAGCAAACATTTTAGCTAACGACCGATCTGGCTCAGCAAAAGTTAATCAAGGATTAACACAAGGTCCAGTAAAAGGTAAAGGTACTCCTCAAATAGGTAAGTATACTAGTCAGTACATGACAACTGCTAGAAACAAGAATATCATAAAGTAAATAAATCTTAAAAATAAGATGAAAAGAGCAATCGAAAGATTTGAAAGGTATTCACTATTAGAAAAGAAGGGAGATCTTAAAAAATTGGTCGGAAAGGACGAAGATGAGGAGTTGTCAGTCAATGATGCTAAGCGATTAGGTTCTAAGATTGCAAACATGGAAGGTGAAGAGAAGAAGAAATACGTAGGTATTATCAACTTCCTAGGAGCCTCATGTAATATCTATAATGAAATCTGGAAAAACTATAGACGTACCCGAGACAGAAAAGAGAAAAATGCATAATTTATTTGAAGGAGCTGATGATGCTGCGATAAAAGATGGTGGTTTTGTTTTTCAAGCAATCTTAAGCTATGACATGAGATGGTCGATAGTTGATGGAGAAGCTAAATACGATCAGCGTTGGGTTGAGGGAAAACTTCACCAAGTAGACATCTATCCAGACTTAAAGTTTATGGAGGGTTATGCAACCTTAAATTACGTTATCCTTAGCGAAGTAAACCTTTTCAAACGTAAACTTGACCTAGCAACAGAATACATAAAAATGGCATTCTCTAAGGCATATGCCGACGAGATGAACGGCATTGTAGCAACACAACCAGATCAAACGAATGGACCGATAACTGGTGGAATACCTGATGTTGTTGATCCTGACCCCGATGATTTAGCTAATATCGACTTTACTGACGCCCTAAACAAGACTAATCAACAGACAGCCGCACAGGTTGGAAACAGCGGAGAAATAAGTGGAACAACTACTGCTGGAGAATTAGGAAAGGGTCAAGCACAACTAGGTGAAAATATCAATGAATCAAACTTGCCTGCAACGACTACTGCTGCTGGTTTACCTGCAACTACTACTGCTGCTGGTCTACCTGCAACGACTACTGATGCTAGCCTACCTGCAGCTACCGACGAACCTGAAAGCAAGGAGAGTGAGCCAGTTAAGGTAGAGACTACTCCACCTGCTACTAAAATTCCACTAACGGTTGAACAGAAAAAGGCAATAAACGACAAGTACTTCAAGAATACTAATATAAAGATAACATTTAAAGCAGATAGAATTGTACTTAGAGAGATATCAACAAGTAGTGTAGAGAGTAGCAAGCCTACCTGTACTCTAAAACTTTCTACAGGAATGGTTGATACACTAGACGGACAGTCTATAAATTCTTGGGATAACTTTAAAGTCTATGCAAGCGGCGGTTTATTTGATGGAATGACTATTGATAATAAAACAGAGCCGCCTATATCTAAAGCAACAATGTACGATCCAGTAGATAACTTAAGTGAATTAATATTCATGACGCTATTACCTTCATTACTTTTAGAATTTTCAGGAGATTCAGTAAAGATAGATACTTACAGTAATAGGTCTGCACAAGTAGGATTTAAGGCAAATATAGACTTTGATGGAATTTTTAAAGAGCAAGTGGCATCACCAATAATTGCTCCTGAAGAGGGAGAATCGACTGAAGAAGAGGTGGAAGACGATACGGAAGATGAAGAACCTACAGCTGACTTAATAAAACCACCTAGCGAAAGTGGAGAAGCTAAATAATTTACTAGAAGAAAGAATAAATAACTAAAATAATCGATACAAAATGGCAGGTTTACCATATTGGACAAACTCAACAGCTGCAGTTAAATACTACGAACCTATTTATTTAAACCAGTTCGAGGTAATAATAACGCCCCCAGCTGTAATTGGAGGGCCTAATGTTTCTCTACTCGTTGAACACGTTACAAAACTAACTGGATTACCTGAATTAGACCCATCAGGTACTATAGTCGAACAAAAATACAAGTTCGCCACTAGAAGTTATGCTGGTTCTACACCTGACAAGACCACGGTTGACTTGGCTATCACTTTTACTGTGAACTTAAATGAAGAAAATAATGCATACGTATACAATATACTAAGGGCATGGAATGATATCGTGTACAATCCACAAACTGGAGCACAAGGTCTTAAAAGAAGCTATGTTGGAGAGATTGCAGTAGTCATCTTTAATAAGGCTGGCGAGATATTTAGAGAATTTAAGTTTCCATCAGTTATTCCAGACGGCAAACTGACTGAAATGGCGCTAGAATATGGGGGTACTGCTATATATGATGTAGCTATGACTTATCGAGCTGACTACTTTATAGAGAGTAGAATTGGACAAATTAACGTATAATAAGATGGAGATGTTTAACGCACATAGACGAGATCTATTAGGATTTAATGACTATATGGATCTTAAAAAACCAGGATTCGGTGGACCTGCTTCTGCAATTCAAGCAAGAGATGCAAAAGGTAAGTTAATTAACAAGAGTCCTAAGCTTTCTCAATATCGTAGAGTAGTTGAACGTGATCCTGCATTTTCACATAAGGTATATGACTCTACATACAAAGCAATGACACATGACTTGGTATACAAACAAGAAGGTAAAAAACCTTTTACTTATCCAGATCCTTATTTTACAGCATATCCTACAGTTGAAGTAGGTGAACTTGATGAAAACACTAAAGTAGTTTCTTTCAATACTTTTATAAACGAAGGGTATGATGATATTTCAAATGTAGCTGCTAATCTTAGAAGTTATGAAGGTGGTTCAGATGAATATGGAATGAATCCCGACGACTACAAGTCTAGTTGTTGTAGTTCGTCTATTGATGAAGACACATACTGTTCTAACTGCGGTAAAGACGATTCAAGAGAATACGGAATGCACTGTGGAATGAATCCTGACCAATATGGAATGAATCCTGAAGAATGCGGAATGAATCCAGACGGTTATTCTTGTT